CTAATCGAGGCATTTCGGGCTGTTACGCCCCTCCTGCGTTCCACTCGATTAGCTTTTTTTAATATTAAGGCGGTAACATGGAAACTAATAAGATTTACTGCGGGGATTGCTTGGAAATTATGCGGGATTGGCCTGATGACTGTGTTGATTTGGTGGTTACGAGTCCGCCGTATGATAATTTACGTGATTATAAAGGATACCTATTTCCTTTTGAAAAAATAGTGCAGCAATTATGTAGAATTGTAAAAAAAGGAGGTATCGTAGTATGGGTTGTTGGTGACGCAACTTTAGACGGCAATGAAACAGGAACGAGCTTTAAGCAGGCTTTGTATTTTAAGAAATTCTTAAAACTTCACGACACCATAATATACCAAAAAACAGGTATTCCTTTTGCGCAAAAATCAAGATATAGCCAAATGTTTGAATATATGTTTGTGTTTTGTAAAGGAAAACCAAAAACCGTCAATTTACTTACAATTCCAAATAAAAGTTTAAATAAATCAAAAATCAGCACTTTCCGGCAAAAAAGTGGGGAGACACAAACTAAAATCATACAATGCCGGAAAACCAGACCAAAAAACAATATATGGATTTATCAAACTGGTTATAACCATTCAGCAAAAGAATTAACAGCACACGAACATCCAGCTATATTCCCTGAGCAGCTTGCTATTGACCATATTAAGAGTTGGAGTAATAAGGGCGATTTAGTTGCAGATTGTTTTTCCGGCTCCGGCACAACCTGCGTTGCCGCTAAGATACTCGGTAGAAATTACATAGGAATCGACATATCAGAGGAATATTGCAATATAGCGAGAGAGCGAATTAAAGCAGTCGAAACAGGCGTACCAGTTAAAGAGGCAAGAAAAGGGCAGTATGGATTATTTGAATCATAAAGGATTAATATGGAAATAATCAAGGAATACGATTACAAGGACGAATTAGGCGAACTGCTCTATCAGGTGGTCAGGTATGAACCCAAAACATTTCGTCAAAGGGCTCCTGACGGCAAGGGAGGTTGGATATGGAATATCACAGGCGTACGCAAAGTAATTTACAACCTAAAAATCATTTTACAAGCCGATCCCGACGATTGGATATTTATTGTTGAGGGAGAAAAAGACGCGGACCGGTTAATAAAAGAGGGTTTAATAGCGACAACATGCGCCGGGGGCAGTAATAAATGGGAAGAATCATATAGTTTTTTCCTCAATGACCGGAAAATTTGTATTTTACCGGATAACGACGACCCAGGCCGCTTACATGCTAAACAAGTATCCGAAAGCATATTAGATGCCGGTGGTAAGGCAAAGGTATTATCGCTGCCTGCACTGCCCGTGAAAGGCGATGTGTCCGACTGGTTAGATAAGCTCGGCGGGACAGCAACTAAACTTATACGGCTAACAGAGCAGACTGTGAATGTGGCTCCTAAGACAATTATTTTGAACGACGATCTCCCGAGTTCGGTTGCGGCAGCATTCGAGAAACAAAGTAAGGTGGCTCACCACTATAACTCTGTTGACGGATTCTCGATCTATTCTGATAATAAATATCAAATGGTCAGAGACAAAAACGAAATCGGCCTGCATATACGCAAATTCCTTGTAAAATGCAAAGTAGAAAAGCGGAAAAAGGACGGCGACGGCTGGACGACGTACAATGAAAAGTTCAAAAAGCAGTCATCAGGCTATATAAAAGATGTTATGGGAGCATTAGCCGCGATGGACAGCGTTCATATCCTGCCGAGTAATAAGGCCGTCTGCTCATTCAGTAAAACAGTTAATCCGGAAACAACGATAGCCCTTAAAAATGGCCTGTTATGTCTCAAAAATCCAGAGCGCCCTATTGTATTGCCATTTACGCCCGATTTTTACACTTTTAACTATCTACCAGTCAAGTACGATCCAGGACGGAAAGCCCCGCGATGGATTGAATGCCTCGACTTCTATTTTGCCGACGAAGACGATCAACCCGACACAATAGCCCATGATGTACTGCATAGCTGGCAAAAACGATGGTTGTTGAGATATATGGAACCTCACAAGATATGCGCCCTAATAGGTGAGCCTCGATCCGGCAAAGGAACTATCGGCAGGATAACAAAAGCCATCATTGGGCATAACAACGCCTCAGCTATAACAATAACATCACTGGCAGGCAACCACGGCCTCTATGGGTTGATGAATAAACAATTAGGTATAATGTGGGACGCATCGGTATCAGGGCGATCAGGGGACATCTCAAAGGCTGTGGAAATACTCAAGAACATAAGCGGTCAGGACGCCATAACAGTCAATCCCAAAGGCCGGGATACTATCGATTTAGAAGTTATGAAGCTAAATATCCTAATGATAGCGAATAAAATGGCCGACCTGCGAGACAATACAGGAGCATTAGCAAGCAGATTCGCCTTCCTTGAAACAACTCATTCATTTATAGGACACGAAAATGGGAGCTTTGAAAAGGAAATTATCGACCACGAACTACCCGGAATACTGAATTTAATATTAGCAGCGCCAAGCACGATTATCGAGCATCCAAAGAGTTGTATTATGGCGCAAGAATTCGTCGAAATGAGCAGTCCATATACTGCTTTTGCTAACGATTGTTGCGAAGTTGGAGACCTAAATAAATCAATTCCGACCGACATCTTGTGGGCTTACTATTGTGATTGGTGTACTAAATTTAATCACAAACCACCGTCAACTCATAAATTCAAATTGGAGTTCAGTTCAGCTATTCGAGGCGTAAAAAGGAGTCGGCCAAGACTGAATTATGAGCAGAGATTAGCCCTAAGTAATCAGCATAAACTTGACCAAAGAGCTGGACAGACCCTGACCATAAAAGAACGGGTGCAATGTTATAAAGGAATTGATATGATAGAAAACCTAAAAGGTGGCTGGGCTTCGGTAAAAGGTCAAGATAGGTCAGACTTTGGTCAGGATCATGGACAGAATCTTTATTAATGTAAGTTATTATGGATAATGCTTTTATGAAATCTGGTCAGGATAGGTCAATATCTATTGTTAAAGGTAAGATATATATATATAAATATATAAAAGTGTATAGTACGGTAACAACACACTTTGTATCCTGACCACCCTTGACCATAAAGATTAAGGAGAGAAAATATGTTTTTATCAGACATAAAAAACACGACCAAACCAATCCAGAACCACCATCCCGATCCCCGGCTAAATAACCCAAAATTCAGGCACGATGTAAGACTGGTTTTTCACAACCTTAGAATCGAAAATACCGTCCGGAATTTTAAGATATACGACGGGGTTATTGACTGGAAACTTTTCGCGGCCGGTGTGCGGAATCCGACGGTCGCTGCGGTCGTTAGAATCCGGGGTTCAAAAGATACTATTCTGCTCGATTTACCAGGGTCGAATCGAGCAGAGGCAATACGGAATTTAGACGTAAGCGAATACAGTTTTGTGAGGTGGTTTTAAAATGAAAACAAAAAAACAACTAACCGAGAGAGTTAAATTTTTGGAACAATGTATATCTAAAGATTCTCGACAAAATTTTCACATCAACCAGAAAAGAAAATTGTGCGAAACAATAACCGATAGAAATAAACTACTTGATAAGGCTTTGGCGGACAATAAAGCGTTGAGAGCTGAAATAATTAGGCTTAACCCTCCACATAGGCATGATCATGATTATTTTCATGACGATTGCAGTTTGTGCCAGATGGAAAAAGAGCAATACAAGCCAACAAGAATAATTTTGGAAGGTGGGAATTAAAATGGAAAAAACAATATCACAGGAAAACAAAGACTTCTTCAACCTTGGATTTCTGGAAGGTAAAATTGCGAACAGATCAACCCATGCCAGGATAACGCCGGTCGATTACAGGATAAAGCGGAAAGTTACAAGAGGAAAAGGCCCCTACACAATCTTACACAGGGGCCACGATGGTCATTGGCGGGTGTTTGAGAAGTATAACACGGTTGAATCAACTCTTGCCCGTCTAATGGTTCTGATTGGGTACGGAGCCCTACTTGAGTAAATCCAAACCCAAACCGATAGCCGCATCGGTGAATTTCCGCAAGGATAAGACTTTTTTGTGCTTGCCGATATACTTTGGAAGCTCGTTATGGAGCCGTTTTTCAATGTCAATCGATACCCGGATCGTTGTTGTTGGTTGTTTTTTACTCATAATCTGTCCTTTCTGGCAATAACCACTAAGGCAATCGCCGGTAAACCAAAAACTATCAATATATTGTAAACCTTGCTAATTTCTCGACTATCACAACACATGGTTTTAATTTTACATTGTTTACCAATTGTTTCCATTTCTAAACCCTTCTAATTAAAGTAATTATTAACTTATCAAACTATTAACATTATCGACACTATTAACAATAAGTCAAGTAAAATAATGAAATAAATAAAAGTATTTTGAAAGTTTTTATAAAACCTTGTTTAATATAGACTTATAGCACGAAGTTTTTTTATAATTTCATAGTTAAAGTTTTAATGTTATTGTGCTGATAGTGGGTTATGGCGAAAAAGACAAAAACAAAGCCCAAACACGCCGGAGGACGTCCCACTAGATATAAGACTGAATATGCCGATCAGGCGTATAATTATTGCCTTTTGAAAGCCACGGACGCTAATTTAGCAGAGTTCTTTGGTGTTTCGGAACAAACAATTAACTCTTGGAAGAAATTACATCCAAAGTTTATTGAGTCTATAAAAGCAGGTAAGGATATTGCAGACGCCCAGGTTGCAAAGAAATTACATGAGCGGGCGACTGGCTACTCTTGTAAAGAGACGAAAGTCTTTTGTGATAAGGGAGTTATAACAAAATGTGAAGTAATGAAGCATTATCCCCCTGACACGGCGGCCGCGTTTATCTGGCTCAAGAACCGTGCTGGCTGGCGAGACAAGCAGGAACATTTATTGGCTGGCTCTTTGGAGGTAGTCTTGAAAAACTAATGGTTAAAAGAACACAAATAGAATTACCCCATATGTTCGACCTTCGCGACTATCAACAGCCGTTGCATAGCTACATGGTAGCTCCCAATGAGCGCACTAAGCGGCTTAAAGACCGGCGAGCAGGTAAGAGGGCGGCTATTGTCTGGCATCGGAGGACTGGTAAGGATAAGACCTGCTTTGCACAGGAGATCGTTCCGGCTATGTTTGAGCGTGTTGGTGTATATCATTATTATTTTCCTACAATGGCCGATGGCCGCAAGATTTTGTGGAACGGCATTGACAAGGACGGATTCCCGCTTATTGACCACTTCCCAAAGGAGTTGATAGCTGAGAAGCACACCCAGGATATGACTATTAAGGCTAAAAACGGCTCATTGTTCCAGATTGTTGGCTCGGATCGAGTCGAGAGTGTCGGAACTAACCCGGTCGGTTGTGTATTCAGTGAGTTTAGCAAGCAAAACCCTCGATGGTGGGACTTAGTACGTCCTATCCTGGCGGAGAACGAGGGTTGGGCAATATTCAATTGGACGCCGCGAGGTAAGAACCACGCTTACAGGCTTGACAGGATGGCCAGGACTAACCCTAAATGGTTTTATGAGCTTCTAACCGTCGATGATACTAACCACGCTATCAGCCAGGAGGCTATTGACGAGGACAGGGCGTCTGGTATGAGCGAGGAGATGATTCAGCAAGAATACTATTGTAGTTACAATCTTGGCGTCGAGGGTGCGTATTATGGCAGGATCATCGGTAAACTGTGGGAAAGTGGCCAGATTGCTAATGTTCCCATCGATCCTAACGCTTTGATTCATACCGCTTGGGATCTTGGGTATGGTGATAGCACCGCGATTTGGTTCTATCAGCTTTGCGGCCAGGAGATCCACCTCATTGACTTTTACGAGAATCACGGCGAAGCTATGCGGCATTATATCGAGATATTGAAAAATAAAGATTATCTATATGGCAATCATTACGCCCCGCATGATATCAACCATGGCTCCATGAGCACAGGTGAGACGTTAATGGAGACGGCGAGGGACCTTGGTATCATATTCGATATGTTACCACGCGAGAAGATAGTTGATGACGGTATCGAGCGGACACGAAGTATCTTTCATAAGTGTTGGTTCGATGCTGAGCGATGTAAAAAGGGTATTGACGCACTTGAGAACTATCACGCCGAGTATAGAGAGCGGCTCGATGTCTACGCAACCAGGCCGGTTCATGATTGGTCGTGTTTAGTTGCAGGTACTAATATAAAGACAGATAAAGGAGAGGTTCCAATTGAGCAGGTTGTAATTGGTGACTCAGTACTTACGCCTACTGGTTACAAAGAGGTATTGTTTAGTGGTTTAATAAAACAAGCTGAATTACTTTTGGAAATAACTACAAATAAAGGCAGAAAGTTGATTTGTACGCCAGAACATAAGATATTTTTTAATAATAACATTGACATAGCAGATGCGTTGCGGTATAATGACATATTGTTTAAGAATACAATATGGAGACGATTACTATGGAGACGATTAAGTTTAACGGATACGAATTTGGGCTTCAAAGAGGCTATTTCAAAAGGATTGGGCCAAAAACACTTCATCAGGCAGTGTGGGAGTACTATAATGGACCAGTTCAAGCGGGATATCAAATCCACCATAAAGATAGTAACCCAAAGAATAATGCTATCGAGAACTTGGAAATATTTACAAAGAAAGAACATGATCGCTTCCATTCCAAATGTAAGTATCAAAAATGGGTGGGAAGTGACGGAAACATTAAGCAACTTGAAAAAGCAAGAAGCAAAGCGAATGAATGGCACGCAACGTCAGAGGGCAAGAAATTCCATTCATCTCTCGGCAAATATACTTGGAAATATAGAAAGCGGTTTGTCAGAGAATGTGATATTTGCCACAAAGAATATACGTGTGCCTATCCAAAGAGGTCGAATTTTTGTTCGGAAGTATGCAAAGCAGCAAACAGAAGATTACAAGGTAAAGATAGGACAAGTCGTACTTGCATCATTTGCAAGTCTGTGTTTAAGACTAATAAATATGGTAAGACCAGAACGTGTAGCCCAAGTTGTTCGGCTAAACTACAAAAACAAACCAAAAAATGTCTATGATTTAACAGTTGAAGATGACCATTGTTACTATGCAAATGGACTTTTAGTTAGTAATTCCCACGCCGCGGACTCATTTAGGTACCTATCTGCCTCGTTACCTTATAGCGATTCAGCAGGTCGGGCAACGAAACAGAGTTGGCGTGAGACTAAAGAAAGGATGTTTTGTTAGATGGCATCAGAAAAAGACCGTAAACAAGATTTCGAGGCAGCACACAAGCAAGCATGGGCCGGATGGTCTACTTCTCAGGCTCATAGCAAGGACGATCTGAAGATATATAACGGCGATCCTTGGACGAGTGCCCAGCGTAATCGGTTCAAGATGCAAGGTCGCGAGGTTATGAGCTTTCCTATGATCCGCCGTAATATCAAGTTAATCAGTGGTTATCAGCGGAAAAATAGACTATCGACGAAGTTTGAGCCTCAGGAGGGTTCGGACGATGCTACTGCTCAGTTGTTCACGCAGCTTGGCACCTGGGCTATGAATCGCGGCAATGGCCATAATATCCAATCGGATGCGTTCGAGAGTTCGTTAATCACTGGCATAAACCTGGTTAATGTTTATAACGACCGGAACCAGAACACTTTCTTTGATAGATTCTATTATAATCAGTTCTTACTTGACCCGAACTTTAGTTATCGGGACCTTAGTGACTGTCATTATGGGTTGCTTCGCAAGTATATCACCAAAGACGATGCAAAGATGTTGCTTCCTGACAAAGAGAGGTTCATCGATAAGCTCGACGATAACGCAGTTATTGATGCGAGGTTCCCTAATTTCCTTGCTCCGACGTTATTTGGTGAGAAGTTACTCGCTTATGACGAATGGCAGAGTCGGACGACCAAAGAAGAGATCGTTATAATTAATCGCCAAAGCGGTGAGGAGAAGGTTTGGAAGGGCAAGAAAGCTGATTTAGAGATATTGTTCTATCAGAACCCGCAGATTGCACAATCTCACACGGTTATAACTCGCAGGATTGCAACGGTTGAGGCTACAATGTATCTTCAGGACCAGGAAGTGTATCATGGTATTGACCCGTTTAACATTGGCGATTTCTCGTTTTCTCCGGTCATTGCCTTCTGGCACCCTGAGTCTGATCGTATGGAAGATAAGCTTCAAAGTGTTGTTCATGGTATGGCTGACGCACAACGGGCCTCTGACAAGCGGATGATGGCTATGATGGCACAGTTTGAACAGCAGATAGGCGGCGGCATGGACTTTGAGGAAGGTTCTTTGGTTGATGATGAAGATGCTTTCGCTACTGGCAACAAGCCAAGACAGTTCAAGAAAGACGCTCTTGCCCAGAACAGGGCACGGGATCGGCAGGTTCAGGGTATCGATGCTTCACAGTTCCAGCTTCACCAGCTATTTAATGAGCAGATGATTAAGAGTGTGAATATTAACGAGGAACTTCTCGGCTCTACTCAGGGCAATCCTCAGATTGCTGGCGTTCTTGCACAATTCAGGGCTGGCCAGGCGTTGGTTGGTCTTCGAGACTTGTTTGACAATCTATCGCTGGCACAAAAGACGATAGGTGGCAAGTTACTCAAGTTAATGCAGCAATACGCACCGAGCAGGGTACAAAGGATAACAAGTAAGCCGCCAACTAAAGAGTTCTATACCCGCAAGTTTGGCGAGTTCGACACCGTTGTTACCGAGGGCATGGAGACTGACTCACAACGCAACTTATTCTATTCTGAGCTGATTAATCTTAAACAGATGGGTGCTTCGATGGGTGATCCGGTCCCGTTTAGTTGGTCATTTGTGCTCAAGAACGCCCCGGTTGCTATGCGAGGTGAGTTAATGGAGGAGATATTAAAGAATGAGAAACAGGCGGCTGAAGGTAAGCAGAAACAAGAGCAGATGCAGCAACACCAAATGCAACTTGACTTAGAGCTTGCAAAGGGTAATATACTGGCTAATCGTGGTATCGCGGAGGCTCAGCGGGCTAAAGCGGTTGAAGATCAGAGCGATGCTGCTTTGAATCGTGTTAAGACGTTGGCAGAGATCAATGATATTGGTCGAGCGAGGGTAATCGAGTTAGCACAGTTAGGTTTGCAGTTTGAGCAATTATCGCAACAAAATCAGGAAGTAAAGGCAAAATCATGAGAAAATCTAAGATAACACACGGAGACTTCCGTAACTGGTCAATGGATGTGCTTTATGAGCAGATCGATAAGATCATTAATGCTAAGCAGGCTCGTCGCACGCCATATTACATCATGGCAAGGGTGGAACGTGGGTACAGTGGAACTCCGGTCAAGAACTCGAACCATATATTGTCGGGTGACGTCGTTGCAGCTAAGAAGACTAAGGACATGGACCTATCTAAGAAGGTAGTAATGAGCAGTAGGATCGTTATCATGGACGCTCCGCCGATTGTTCCTATGTTGAATACAATGTTGTGGAAGGTTGACAATGTTAGAGGTTCCATTGATCCTGTGTATATCTTGCCGGTAGATACTCCGGTCGATTCTGACGTTGATATGACCGAGTGTAGTGAGTTAGTTAACAAGAGCGGCCAGGGTATGCCGCTTGCATATAATAAAGTTGAGAGGAATTAATTATGTCATCAGATATAAAAAGTACATCTAAAAAAATAGACGGAATTGACGCATGGGAAGTAGGAAACGCGGCAGATACGTTGATAAGAGCCGAGGAAATACAGGCCGATAGTAAATTATACAAAGCTGCTTTGAAAGTGGTTGATTCTAAAATGAAGGCAACTGCTTAAGCTAAGCTTGACGCTATTAACGCGGTATCTAAGAAAAAGAGCAATGATCCGTCTAAACTACCTACTGTAACTATTCAGGTGTAACATGTTTTTTAGTTGGTTTTCAATATTGATTATAGTATTATTTATCGCTGAGGCGATTGACGGAGATACTAAGTGACTGAGCAAGATAAAAACCAGGAATTATACAAGATAGGCAACACAATACAGCGGTTATTCCCTGAATATCACGGTAATATCCAATTTAACTTACAGCCATCGCGAAAAACTGTTATGATAACGAAAAACGAAACGCTCATTGAGAGCAAAACCTAAATTACGCCTACAAAAGGCAAGAAAGGAAGTGAAGAATGAGAACATTAGAAATTGGGACAAGAAAACACACAGAAGTAATTGCACTCGACGAAAAAGGCCAAGGTAACGCGAACCACGATTACGAAATTCACCCATCCAACCCACCACAAGAAGAAGAAGTCAGTTGGAGTCAGGGCATTACATTCCAGAACGGCCCAATCAAAGAGGTTGGCGTCAATGGTGTGATGAATGAGGATTTGATCGCCATTGTAATTGATCGTATGCGAGGTTTTCAGTCCGGTGATTACGCTTGTGATGCAAACCAACACGCTTTGGCTCATTTAAAAAATGCTCTTACGGCCTTAAATGGCCGAACAAAAGAGCGAGAAGAACGTGGCGTTGAAGGCACACATGAAATTTAACCTTACAGAAAGGAAGTGGATTATGAAGAAGATACTGTTATTTTTGATTTGTGTGATGTTTATTGTAGGTTGCGATGAAGATTGCTACGACCCTTTTAATACTAAAGCCTATGCGTCTGATTGCGCCTTAGACTCCAACGATTTTGCTGAAGTTTTGTGTAAAGAGAACGGTATTGACCCTAATTGTCCCTACCGAATAGAGTGTCCTAAATGCCCGAGCGGCAACTGGTATAGCTTTATTCCTTATGGGGAGGTAGTGTTCGGTGCTTATGTAGAAAGAAACCCTGACGGTACAACAGTTGTATGTTTATTTAATTGTTTTCCTGATGGAATGGAGGGTACACCCGCTGGGATATATTGCAGTCAGTGTGGTTATCAAGTAGGGACAGATTGGTCTATATTTGCGATTGACCCAAATGAATTTAGTACAAAATGTACGATAACAACAGATGATTTTATAACCTTACAGAAAGGGATTGAATAATGATAAAAGTAATAGAATATGGAATATCAATGGCGGCACTCATGTTATTGTTGGCGATGGTATTCTTGATAGGCGGTTGCACTGAAGCCGCGAAGCCTACCGGTTTGACGCTAAGAAGCCAGACAATGGCATTGAATACAACTGATGGCGGTAAAAAGTGGGCGGAGGCTTTCGGTGACAATGTTGAGACGGCGCAGAGTTTTAACCTTGCGTTGTTGAATGAGGCTTATAACAACATGGATGTTCGGGTTAAGGCATTGGAGAAACTAAATACAGTTATTGACGTTAACGAGTAAATTAACAAGTAAACGGTCAACATACCGGCCAAAAGAGGTATGACAAAGATAATGACAGAATATTCAGATGTAGCACGGACAAGGGCGTAAAGGAGCTTGGTCGCCGCAAGCAGGCTGATGTCGGGCCTTTAGCTACAGGAAGGAAGTAAAAATGCCAGATTCAATAGAAACGGGCAAGACAGAGGAAGTTGATGGCGATGCCGGCCAGCAAGCACAGGACACGGGCAATAATAGTGCGACTGTTGACGGTCAACAGGGTACTAACCAGGATGCCGCTGGAAATCAGGATAACGAAGTTGCAGGGCTGAAAGCAGCCGCAGCCGCCGAGCGTACTAAGAGGCAAGATATTGAGACTCAAAACGCTCAGCTTCAACAGCAAATGGCGGTTGTTAATGCTAATCAGGCACCACAGGCCGCAGTACAGCAGCCAAAGCAGAGCATGTTCATTCAGGCCGCTAAACATCTGGGTTACGATCCAGAGTATTTAACACCTGTTGAGCAGGGCAATGTTATGGATGTGTTGATGCAGTTTATGGCGCAAGGTCAGCAGAACGCCGCTTTCGACGCTTCTCATTCTGATTTTGATGAGGTTGTGGGAAAGGTAGTTGGAGGAACATTCCAACCATCTGAACATTTACTGAAAGTGTATGAAACAAATCCGGGTTTACGTGGAGCTTTCGCAGGAATAGGCTTGACTCCTAACTCAAAGCTGATTGCGTATCAAATGGTTAAGAATAGTTCTAATTATCAGGCTACTCTTAAACAGGCAGATATGACACCAGATCAGAAGGCCGCGGCTGACGCCGCAGTTAAGATACAGGCGGCTAATACAGTTGCTTCGATCAGTTCTGTTCAGGGAGGCGGTAATCTTGACAGATCAGCCGCTATTACAGCTATGAGCCAAGAGGAGTTTAGGGCTGATCTTGACAAGAAGATGAACGCTGCTACGTAACACGGTAGAAAGGTATTTTTATGGCAGATACAATGACAACCACAGACCAGGTTGATCCAGCCGTCGGACTATACTACGAGCGCACGCTATTACAGCCTGCTACTCCGAAATATATCTACGCTGAACATGGTCAGAAATTCTCCATTGGGAGAAAAGCAGGTAACACAATTAAGATGAGGCGTTATGCTCGATATTCAGCGGCTACAACTCCACTGACAGAAGGCATTACCCCCAACGGTCACAGGCAGAGTAAGGTCGATATCCTTGCCCAGGTCAGCCAGTACGGCGATTTCGCTATTGTCACTGATGTAGTTGACTTAACGGTCGAAGACCCTAACATCACTATCGAGGTTGACAGGCAGAACGATCAGATGCAGAACACTGTTGACCAGCTTACCCGTAACGCTATTGTAAACAGTGCCTCAAGTTTGGCTTGTTCTAATGGCGATCCAACATCAACTCTTCTCAACAAGACTGACATTGACACAGCAAGAGGGACACTTCGCGTCAACGACGCGGACTACCTTACAGAGTGGATGCGGGCTTCGACTGGACAGGGCACAAGCCCGATACGTCCTTCGTTTATCGGTTTAGCAGATATAGACCTTGAAGATGATCTGGAAGCAGTATCTGGTTACAAGGATTCTGCAAACTATCCAGGTAACCAGAGTATTCACCCGGCAGAAAAAGGTAATACCGGCAATGTTCGCTGGCTTACCAGTTCTCAGGGTAGCGTATCAAGCGGCACCTATTCATGTCCTATCCTCGGCAAAAGAGCCTTTGGTGTGATTGACATAAACGGTGGAAATGCCAAGGCTATCATAAAAGGCTTTGGAACAGGCGATGATCCTCTGAATCAGAGAGCTACCGTCGGTTGGAAAATGTGGCAGGTTGCAAGAATATTGAACGATGCTTTTATTCTCGTTCTAACTTGCACTAACGGTTAAGAAAGGCGGCAGAATATGGTTAAGATAAATAGTGGAAGTTTTGTTGCTGATGGCAATGAAGTTGATGTAGAAGTTGGGTTCATTCCTGATTACGTTATGGCTTTTGAGGGAATTGAAGAAACAAATCCAGCAGTTCACCACTGGCTTAGAGAACGTATTGACTCGGCAAGTGCTGTTGGTCAATTCGGCTTTGTAAGGGCTGGAGATGGTACGCTTACAACTCACGCTGCTGCAGTCAATGGCTTTGCTCCATTGGACGAAGCAACTAATAAGATCAAATTACCTGCACCAAGCGGTGAAGGTGAGGCAGTATCGTCTACACCGAGTCCTTACACGGTTTCGCTTTCAACGGCAGCGACAGCACGATCAACAACTGCACTTGGTACGGTTCTTAAACCGTCACTTGGTAATGAGACAGGTTATGTCTACGAATGTACTACCGCCGGAACAGGTTCAGCAGAACCTACATGGCCAACAGTACCAGGCGAGCATGTAACAGATGGTTCGACTATATTCATTTGTCGCGAAGAGAAAGTTTTCCAGGGCAACGTCAAAGGATTTACACTTGGCGCAACCGGGCAAACTGACACTGACGAATGGACATGGGTCGCATATCAGTTTGATAAAATAACAACGGAGGTCGATGCAGCTGATGTGGCTGCTGGTAATCCGGTGTAATTTACTAACAATGGGTGGTTGATTATTCATTAGTCAACCACCAAATTTTAAGGAAAAGTATTATGACAGAAAAAACTACTACAGAAGTACAGGCAGATATAAGCGGAGCTATTTCGCTTGAACAGGAATTGAAAGGCAAAAACAAGGCGCAACTTATCCAGTATGCAGATCAGAAACTTGGTTTGAGTGTTGACGGTACTTTAGACGAGAAGGTTATCCTTGAAAACATCGTAATGTACGCCGATTCACAGATAAATGCTGCACGCGAGAAGTCAGAGAAATCAGCTAACGAAGCGGTATCTGAGAGCGATCCGTTAATGGAAGTGATATTCCGCAACCTGCAAAGCCAGAACGAAGATGTTACTTTTGCATTTGCCGGACCGCGAGGTACGTTTGGTCCTAAGAATCCAGACGGCCATAAGAAGATGCCGGTTTATCAGTTGTTCCCTGGTATGAAGATCAAACTACCTTACAGTGTAATCGAGCATCTTAGGAGCAAGGTTTTTACGCGACATATTCCTGTTTACGATGACAATACCGGTATGATCGGTGGCGTCAAGGCGATTATAACTCCGCGATTCATTTTGGACATGCAGTTTACAAAAGCACAGGCAATTGCGTTACAGAAATTAAAATAATTTAAGATCGGAGTTTTCCTATGAACGGAAGAAGAATAATTCGAGAAGATGAGGTTGATACTCAAGCAGAGATTGCGCAAGAGTTTCAAAAAGTAACAGATAATCTTTATATGCTTGAGACTAAAGTCGAACAGCTTGTATCGGCTATCGAAAATAAAGGCAAGAAAATCAAGAAAGAACAGAAAGGTAATGTAACTATGAAAACACTTGCAAGCTTAATTATCATGGTATTGTTAGTATCTATTGGCTTTGCAACAGTTCCTGTCAAAGAGATAAACCACGACACTGTAACTTCTGGAAGATTTGCTCAGGATTTACGAGGTTGGTTTGCTACCGTGAACCAGGATGTTTTGGAGGCAGGCAATCCAAATTTGGGTACCGGAGATATCTACTACGTTGACAGTGGCGTAACGACAGCCGGCGTTGGTAATACCATGTCTTCGGCTGTAGAAACTCTTGACGAGGGAATCGCTTTATGTACAGCTAACCACGGTGATGTTATTTACGTTGCTCAAGGTCACGCTGAGACATTTACGGCGGCAGATGGTTTCGATGCTGACATTGCAGGCATTACGATCATCGGATTAGGCAACGGAGCGGATCAGCCTGAGTTTACATTTAACCACGCTGATGCGGAAGTAGCTATCGGTGCTGCTAATGTAACAATAAAGAATTGTCGATTCCTTACAACCATAACTGCTGTCGCTATTGGCGTATCAGTTGAGGCGGCAGGCGACAACTTCACAATGATTAATTGTATTTTTCCTGAACCGGCTGCAACTGCATCAGAGTTCGTAGATGCTATTGACCTTGCTGCCGCAGCGGATGGAGTTACAATTTATGGTTGTGAATACAGTAATTACGGTGCAGCAGGTGCGGATCACTTCCTTGAGGCTGGTAACGGTGTGAATTTGAACCTTAGCGTTATTGGTTGTAAGTTACTAGGCGACTTTGATGTTTCGGCGATATGGTCAGATACAGCAGACCTTGATGTATTACTTTACGGTAATACGATCACTAATAACAACACAGGCGAACATTGTATTGAGTTTACAGCTGCTGCAACTGGAATTTGTGCATATAATATAATGTACTCAGATACTAAAACAACTACCCTTGATCCAGGTTCGGCGATTTATTGTTTCGAGAATTATGTATCAATAGACGCTGACCAGTCGGGCGTATTGGTTCCTGCTCCTGCTACGGTTGCAGGGCAAATTTATGCTTCTGTAATGACAGCAACATCTACAACTGATAATTTATTTGATGTTGATGGTGGTGCTATTCTAATAACAAGTCTTACTGGTATAGTAACAACACAGATAGGTAACGTAACTAATACTATAGAAATTTCGCTTGACGCTGATTCTGGCTGGTTGGACTATGATTTTTCTACCGCGGTTGATACAGACAACGATGCCGCTGGTACTCGTTATGTTTTATCTAATGTTAATGAGGCCGTGTTTACTCCACTAGAGGGAGCAGATGCGGGATGTACGGTACTTAATCAGCAGTTGTATTGCGGTGAAGGTATGATTATACAGACAGCAGGCGGAGCCACTACTGGTGCAATTAAGTGGTATATCACATGGATACCTTTTGATGATGGTACAACCGTAACTGCTCAATAAGTTTTTAATGGGGTGGGTTTCGGCTCACCCCTTATTTTGAGGTTGATTATGCGTGGACGCAGAGGCGATCAGGGGCACAGGCAACTAAGGAAAGACATCAAAGAGGCCAGAAAAGAAAGTAAGTCATTAAGGAAATTTAAGAAAGATAAGAAGGAGAAATAATGGCTGCTGATGTTTTTACATGGATAATGTCGGAGTTGGTTACAGAGTTCCGGGCATTGACTGGTTCTAAGTCAACACAACAGGTAAGCGACGCAAACGTCCATAAGTGGATAAATGACTACTACCAGAACTATTTCCCATCACAAGCCGACGTGGACGATCTGGAAGGGTTTCTAACGCAGGCGGTATCTGCAGTTGATTCAGGGGAATATGCACTTGCACAGACAGTCTTGAAACTATCTGAACCAGTTACTTTGGACGGTAACAAGATAAATTTGTATTTTGACAAAGAACTGTTCTTTGACAGTTACCCGGAAGATGAGCAATATATCACGGAACCAGGACTTGCAATAGGGGTTAGTGATGCAAAAGCAGTTTATCACGCTGGGTTTAATTATACAATTGGCGACAATTCGTATAGCAAGGCAACGAGCGAGGTATCGTTCTCAGGTCTTAGTACGGTACCACAGAACACATACGGAGCCTTCTCGCTTACTATCGATACCGATGGGACGATAACTATCAACGAGGCAGGTTCTAATAGTACAGGCTATGACACACCTGCTCTTGCTATTGCAGGATTATCAACCGCTGCAACGAGTTCGGCGTTTATGGGTTGTGTTACAGTGATAAGCACCGCCGCGGCTGGCTTTATACCAGGAACAACGGAGCTTAGTACAGGAACGGTAACAGATACATACACTGACGGTCAACCTGAACGACGTAACAAACCGGAGGCCATATTGCAATATGGCGATGTGCTGTACGCAAGACCAAAATCGGACGATATCCACCAGATTAAAATTGCTTATAAAAAGAGACCGGATGCAATCGAAGATGGTGCACCACTTGACGTTAAGTGGGGACCGGCTATTGTTCTCGGTGCGGCAATGCTGTATATGAGCCGTAACGGATTAGAAATATCACAAGAAAATGTAGCTGCGTTTAATTTCAGAATGAACTCTATACGCGGTAAAAGATCAATGAGAAATCAGGCAAGAGTTAACGAAGTAAGTTACTAAGGAGTATTACTATGAAAAAGATTATGGTTTTAATATTGTTGTTATGCACAATGGTAAATGGTGCTGACAGAGTTAATGTTATTGATAAGACCGGCAGAGAGGTCAACCCAGGGGCGTCGAATCGATGGCCAGTTAGCCACGTAAACGCTGCTGCTGCCGGTGTAAAAATGTTATTGTCTGCTCCTGGTAACACTAAAAGTCATTATGTTACTGGCTTTGTTTTGACTGGTGGTGCGACGGGAGATGGTTTTTACCTATTAAGGCAAAGTTGTGTTCTTTTGAATGCTGCTGCTGACACGATTAGTCTTGCCGACGATGGCACAGATTACGATTGGGGAACAAAAGCGGATAACGGAGATTTTACCTGCGAGTTTTGGTATAACCTTGAAGCGACTACGGCAGCGGTACCTAACTTGGTTACAAGGGGCGATGAGGCTTCGGATGGTTGGAATATCGAATTAACTGCTGCTTCGTTACTGAAATTTACAATTAACGATGGCAATGCAGTAAGCGCGGCTGTTTCCATAACAGGTACGACGGCATTAGACGATGGCGAATGGCATCACATAGCTTGCGTAGTTGATAGATCGTCGGCTACAGGAATGCAGATATATATTAACGGTGAGGCTGACGCTACCGCTGTAGACCCCACTGGCGAAGTGGATACTATGGACGGTGGATCAACTATCGTACTAACCGGCGTTGATAATGAAGAAATGTATGTTTCGACTATTGGTATTTATATTGGAAGCGGTGCTTACTTTACTGTTGAGGAAGCAAGGACACGATACAACTCTGGTATAGGTGTTAAGTACGAAGGTGACGAAACAAGCCTTATTTCAGGATTCAATACAGACGAAGGTATATCGACGGCATGTCACGATATTAAGAACGACGCGAGCAACGTCATTACCTTGAGTGGTGCTTCGTGGGTTCCGTCAAGACAGAATGGAGCTACTGCAGAGATCAATGAGGCAGGTGCACCGTTTAGTCTACAGGATATGATGAGAGCGGTTGGTCAGTTTCAATGCGGCATAGGAACTGCCTTTGGCGGAACCTTTGTTACTTTCCCACATCCAGTAAAGATAGGACGTAACTGTCCTTTGAATATATTAGAGACCGATGGTGCTTTTGATTTAGTTGTGTTTGGTTACACGGATAAGGTGAGGTAAAAAATGAAAAGAATTAATTACACACTAACAGTTAAAGGAGGTATAATTAAATGAAAAAGTCGAAAATTATCCATAAAGTTTTTCTATTAGTTATCCTCCTTACTGCTTTATGTCAGGGTGGTTGGGATCAGACAAAACCTTCGTCATCTACGTCGCTTAGAAACTCTAATCCTGAGATTCTAGCTAACTGGGTGGCATTACAGACGGCAATAGGTCAGGATCATACCTTTTCTGCTGGCACACCGGACGGTAAGCATATACAGGTAACATTTACGGCACCATTAGCCGTTGCCCCGGCCGCAGTTATCGAGACAGAAGGTATTTTGTATTTACTGGACGTTGATGGCACTTCAGAATTTCACTTTGAAGATGAGGACGAGAGTACAATACAATTAACTTCTGGCGGCAGTATGGGATCTGCTACTACGGCTCTTCTTGCAAGTACAGTTACGTTTTCCGGTGATATTACAGCGAATGGTACAATTACTTTAAGTGACGGTAACGATCTTATAGGTTCGGCAACTTCTGATATTACTTTCAATACTGATAAGTTCACGGTAGCAGGGGCGACGGGAAACACGCTCGTAGCTGGAACGCTTGATGTTACAGGGGTTGCTACTGTCGGGGATGGTTCATTGACTGCAACGTCGGCAGCTCCTTCCACCGACGCTATGATCGCTAACAAGAAATACGTAGATGATCAGGTTGGTGCTGTTACTACATGGGTACACGATTACAGTACAACTGTTTTTAATACTACATTAACATCAGCCACTACGTGGCAGGATTTAGACTTATCGGCAACAGTTGGGGCAAACAATGCCCTATGTTTCTTTAGTTTAACGTCTTCTGCCAATATAAGAGTATCTATAAGAACAAAAACTGATGAAACTTTAACCGTTGGTTCTCCTGGTGAAAATCATGCATCATGGAGTCAAGTTAGTGATAATAGCTTCACAGCATTATTCGCTGCAACAGATTCAAGCGGTTTCGTTCAGATATATGGCGGTGATAATTCTTCAACTCTTACTATTACGCTAATAGGCTATATAAACTAATGTACACACCATACCCAATCTTGAATATGAGAGAAGGAAAACGGACGGACCTTGATCCCTGGATACTTCCTTCTGATGCTTTTGAGACACTTCGTAACTGTCATTTAAGGGATGGTGTTCTTGAGAAGCGAAGGGGATATTCGTTATTCGGTCAAGTAGTAAAGGTCGTGACCTCGACCAAAGCCCCGACGTTATCGACTAATCCGGTTATGGGTATTTTTAACCATCTGTCGAGCACAACGGAAAATCTCTTAATTGCAGATAAAGAACGGGTTTGTAAGTTCATGTCCGATCGGGTTTCTAATGTTGACATTACGGCATTTGCGAATGTAGACGGCAGCAATGTTACCGTGACGGCGGCCGGACATAGCTTAGCGGATGAGGATATCGTAACGATAAGCGGGACAACCAGCTACAATGGTACTTTCCGTGTTCACGATAAAGCTACTAATACTTTCCAGATAACAGATACTTGGGTTGCTAACGATGCTACAGGCTCAGTAACACAGGAAGCATTCCTCGATCTTACAAAGAACAAGATAAAGTTCAAAAAAGATACATCAATGACACAACCGTCTACTGGTATTGTTATCGAGGAATCTACTAATGATGGATATGGTGAAATTGCAACAAGTGGTTTGTTTACTGACTGGGGGACATTTGCTGCAAATACTGCTTATGGCACTATTGTTTTTAAGAATGGAACATATAGTGGAACTTTCGAAGACGGAAAAACTTTACAATATTCCACAATCGCTTATACCAGTGGTGGAACACATGAGGTTGTTGCTGGCGATACACTTACAGGAGCAACAAGTGGTAAAACGTTCATAGTTACAAAAGTGACATTAACAACAGGAACGTGGGCTGATGGTAACGCAGCGGGAACATTCCATTTAAGACTACAATCTGGAACATTGCAGTCAGAGAACCTTAACGAAGGAGCGAATGGTAATGTTTGTACAATAGGCGGAGATTCTACCGTTGTTGTCGTTGGATTGTGTAATGGAAGTAATGGTGACGAATCGTTTTCCGGTGATAATACTGATTTCTTTATGACTGAGAATTGGGATCACGACGGAGACCATGAAAACCTATATATCACAAACGGTAATGATCCTATCCAGATTTACGACGGAAATCATTTAAGGCAATTAACAGTCGATATAGGTACCGACGCCAACAGGCTTGGGGTTAATGATCTTGGTTCTGCTTTGTTGGTTGTTGTTTTCAAAGAACGAATTATTGTATTCAATACAATCGAAGATGGAACAAGTTATTATCAGCGGGCAAGGTGGTGTGGAATAAAGACTCCGTTTAGCTGGCCTACTGCTAATTTCAAAGACGCACCGACCTCCGATACTATTAAGTCGCTGGATTTTATAGGTGAGGAATTATATATCTGGTTCGAGCGGAGTGTATGGCGATTCACCTGGACTGGTGACTCAGCTAACCCGTTTGAATGGGAGCGGGTTGATAACTCAAATGGAACAGTAGCACAAATGAGTTTAGCGACTCAGGACGACAAACAATATGCTTTGGGGACTGCCAGGATCAATATGCTTGACGGCAGGGATGTTAAGTCGGCAAGTGGTAAGATACCGGACTTTACATTAGACTGGAACCAGGATTCGTTGCCGTATAGCAATAGTATAATATTGGAGGAAGAACGACAATTACAGATGTCTTACACTTCCGAAAATGCTTTATCTGACGACAGCGATCAGCCTGACGATGGTAATGTTTATGCCGATAGTTTGTTGGTTCTTAATTATGAGGATTTTAGTTATGCCACATATGGTATGCCAGTTCATACTTTTGGATTTTCGTCTATCGAAAGCGATCTTACATGGGACGACATAACGGATGCGTGGGAAGATATCGATTGGTCATGGAACGCTGGACAGGCAAAGTCTGGTTTTCCAACAACTCTTTTCGGCAATCATGTTGGTAAGGTATTCCAGATGAATTATAGCGGGGCCGATGACGGTTCTGATATTGAGTTTGAGGCTATAAGTGGTCAGTGGAATCCATTTGTTAAAAAAGGCCATAAGGCAAAACTCGGTTACATTGATTTCTTAGTCGATGTCGATGCCGATGTTACTTTCGATGTTCTTAGCTACCTCAATTCTGATAGTACGGAATTTCAGACGATGACAGTTACCTGCGATGCGGTTAATGGCTCTGACAGTATTGTCTGGAAACGGGTTGATGTTTTTGCAACTGCTGATTTTCACAGAATCGAGATAACAAATTCGGCAAGTAATAACAGACCTCGTATCCATGCGATAGTACCTTACTTCGAAGAGGTTGGTGGGAGACTAATTTAATTGGAATACCTAAAAGACACAGAGCGATTTGGAACGAGTTATAAGGAAGGCGAGGAATTAGAAGGTTTCTTTGTGAAGTTGATATCCTTTATGGAAAGAAGAATATTCAATAAGGTATCTAAAAGACTGAATTACTTATTAATGCGGGTAAACGATCAGAAAGTTGAGATCGTAGCTGATGGGAACGATGATAAGAACGAAAATGATAATTGGCGAATAATTGAGAGTAGTGGCGATTTATTAGTACAGAAAAGAATATCAGGGACATGGACTACGGCAGAAAAATATCATGGTTAGTATTGCTCTTAGTCGGAACGTGCTTTGGTACGTTTGGCGATAAAGAACTCAAGGTCGATGGTGCTAAATGGATCTGGAACAACAACTCCCAGACGTTTAGTCTCGCCGCCTCTGCTACGATGTCAGAAAGTGTTAATTACATATGGCCGGTAGCTGATGCGACATCAGGTGGCCAGGCTTTACTTTCCAATGCTTCCGGCGTCCTGAGTTGGGGCATTCCAACTACCTCGGCAGCTCATAACTTATTGTCAGGTACCCACGATGCAACTACGTCGGACGTAAATCAAGGTGATATTGTTTTTGGTAACGCAACGCCAAAGTGGGACGATTTAGCTATCGGAGCGACAAACGAGATTTTAAGAGTATCATCCGGTTTACCAGACTGGCAGGCAACGACTTTCATTACTGAGCTGGGGACTATCACAACAGGAGTATGGAACGCAACAGTTATAGACATAAATAGCTATACAAACTTAGCTGTTACTTCTCCAATAGTTTTAACAGACGATACTATCAGCGTTACAGTATCGAAGGATATTGTAACCACGTCACCTCTTACAGTGAATGCAGGGGCTAATCTTGACAATGTTATAATCGGAACAGACGCGGATATAACCATTGCAATTGCTGACGCCGTTAATGATGGATCAACAAAAGGAGCGGCGTCGTTTGACAATACAGACTTTGGAGCTGCCAGTGGTAACATAACAATTAACGACGATGGCCATTCACACACGGCGTCTTCTGTTTCCGGTTTCCTTATTGATGCTGGAACGGTGATCGATAATAGCATACCAGCTTTTGATGGTACCGATGGCGTTACTACGCAACCAACAGGGGTAACAATAGATGATTCTGATCATATGGATGGCGTAGTAGCTTTGGATATTAACTACGCTGCCTACTCCGTTACAGGCGCAGACATATTTGATGCCGCTTTAGATTTGGAATACACTTACGCTTTCGGGATTAACGATATTCCTGTAGGCATGAGAGGCCATGTAGTCAACTCTGGCTCTGCTACAGGGGTAAACGCTCACCTGGTGGGAACCTTAGGCTCTGTAGTTGATACCGCAAATGGTGCCATAAATATGTTTGGCTTAGAGGGCAAGGTTGCGGCTTTAGGCTCTGACGGTGGCCATGTAGGCGTTGTAGCCGAAGTTAAATGGCAAGGTGCGGACTTTACATCCGTTGACGCCGCGAGGATTATTGCAGGCCATCACAGCATCTTAGAGATTACAACAAACGGTACGACACCTCACGCAAAAGGGATAGCAATCCAATACTCTGCCGCCCCGATTATTGGCGGTGGCGCAGGGACAAAATTTAGCTTCTTCGGTCGAGATCCACTTTATATAGGTTCAAACGCAACTGCCGCTAAGGGTATCACAATAGGCCATAACGACACAGACGGCTCTATCACTTGTTCTTCAGGCGATTTGAATATAACTACCGCAAGCAATGAGATTAGCATGGGCGCTGGAAACCTCACAACCACAGGAACCTTAGATTGTCATGGAGTAGCATTAAACAGAAATGATATTACTGGGATTCAGTCCTTAGTGAACTGGACAGGTGGACACGCACTAACAATAGGAGAGACATCAAGCACAACAGACTATCTGAAAAAAGCTGGTGGAGTTGTAACGGGCAATGTTAAATTTAACGATAATGTTAAATTATATTTTGGGACTTCAGATGATTTAGAGATTTATCACGATGGCTCTGATGCTTATGTCACAAATAATACTGGTGATTTGAATATTACAGGCGGCACAAAATTTAACGGATCAAACGTTTCTGGGATAGATGCTTTAACTGCAAGTTCACTAACGGTTGGTAACATAACAGTAACGGCCAATTCTGATATTACATTGAGTGGCACTGGTCATGTAACGTCAGGCTCAGAGGGTTTCATAGTTGGAACTCTTACTGTTACGGACGGTTCAATAGTTGATTCTGATGGCTCAATTGCTTTTGGTAGCACTAATTTATCAGGCGTAGGCACTATTGGCAGCGGTGCAATTACAAGCACAGGTATTATAACTCCATCTGTTACTACGGCAGGTACGACAGACATATTGAATCTAAAGTCTGATGCAACAGGTAATGGGGTCGGCGTTCAGCTTTTCTCTGGCGTAGCAGGTGGCGACAGACCTATTTTTAGGATATTTGGAAGTGGCTGGGCTGGTGCTGTTAAACAGGCAGATATATCTATTGACTCATTTACCAGACTTAAATTTTCTGGTGATATTTTAGGATTATTGTTTGAGGGAAATATACAAACCACAAGCAATAAAGACATAATATTCGACGCATCATCATCTATGAGAATGAAGTGGTATTCAGTTTCAAGCGTAGATCATTTTCAGATAAGCACCCCAGTTGGAGCGACAAGTGGAACTGGTTATATTACTATTGTTGACAAGGATGATAAAACACATGGCAACAGAAGACCTGCTGGCGTAGCAACTGACCCAACATTGAGGCTATATGCTTCTGGAACAACTGCAATAACCGAATACGTAGAAATGTACCACGATGGTACTAATGGAGTTATCGACGTTGGCACAGGCTTACTTGATTTGCCAGAAGTGAATATAAATGGTTTAAATTTACAGACTACCAGAATAACATCCTCACCTTATGCTGTTCTTTCAACAGACGATGAGATTTTTGTTGACACTGATAGCGTAGATATAACGGTTAATCTTGCGGCAGGTGTTGACGGAAAGAGACTTAGAATAATAAATACAGGAAGTTCAGGTAATACAGTAACGGTATCACCTAACGGCGCAGAAGCTATACTTGGAAGCACAGACGATGTACTACTTGCTGATGGCGATGTTATTATAATTGTTTATGAAACCACGGAAGGATGGTGGTAATATGAGTAGATTTGGATTCGTAGAGGCATTAGGTAAGAATAAGCTTATACAGGATATAACTTTCAATAACAGCACAGTACAGGAAGACGTCTTTACTGTTACTGGTGACGTTTTAGTTAGAATAATACCTGTTATAACTACCGGCTTAGTACCTAATACAACTGCAAATATACGACTTGGAATATTAGGTTCTACTGATGCTATGATAGTAGATAGTGTATCCTCAGATTTAGACGCAAGGAGAATTTGGGTTGACCAGACTCCTGATAATGACGTTGAGCCAGTTGAGAGAATAAGAAGCTATATTATCACAGATGGCCAAGATGTCATATTGACATTAAGTGCCCAAATCAATACTGGCGTAATAAGATTTTATTGTTTCTGGACTCCGCTGTCCAGTGATGGAAAGGTGGTAAACGCATAATGGCCGAACATATAGCAGGTAGAGCAAATAACTATGACAAACTTGACGTAATAGAAGAACATCTTCATTCAATATCTAAGGTCTACCCAAGCCTTACCGCGGGTGTGTCTATAACTTCTGGAGGCGTATGGACGCTTGGTAGTTTCACTGAGCTTATTCCAATCAATACCGTCCCAAAAGACTTTGATATACATTTTTTCGTCGTAGAAAGCGTGACCGATGATGAGACTTATGAGATAGTTTTTTACAATGTAACCACGGAAATATCAAGATTCAGATGGACGAGTCAATTAGCCGCTGGTGGTAGGGAGATTTCTATTCCATTTCCTATCCTCATGCAGATTCAGGCGAAGAACTCTCAGATTCAAATGAAACTTGCATCGTCCGGTGATACAGAAACGGTTGTTTTATCGGTAATATACCACAGTTATTAATAGGAGAAATCATGTTAAAGAAAATAGCAGTAATAATTTTAATCTTAACAGCAGTATTGTTGGCAGTCGTAGTTGACAGCAGAGTCGTTTCAAAGGCTACTCCGATCACTATTGTCATAAGGCCAAATAAGACGCATCAGGTAGCTGACGTTAATGGTATCAAGGAAACGGCTTACTACACACAGATGACTATCAGGTACAGCCTGATGGACGCTAATGATGTCCACCTGCTCTATAAGAACAGCATACACACCAGCCAGGACACAAACGAACCGTTGGATTTAGCGGGGATCGCTACACTAATGGGTAATATTCGCAAAGCCTTCCAGCTGGATAAGTTGGCTTTTTCAGGAGTTGACATTGGAGACTGAAACAGAAACAAAAAAGTTTACAGACCTGCAATTCGTCAGGGTAACACAGTGGCTATTATTCGATAAGATACCTCGTTACCTATTTGAACAGTTGAAGGATAGGACGTTTGAGATTGACAGGTTATATAGAATGTCCGAGCGATTGTTACGCGATCCAAGCCAACTGTTCTACGTTCTGATCGATGAAGATAACCAGATCAAAGGCATATTCTGGGCGGTGGCTAATGTCCTCCATAACAGTATTGACGTTGTAGTTCTAAGCGTTGACAAAGAGTATCAGTTCAGCGATGCGATTAAAGAAACTCGTAAGTTCGTAGATACGTTCCAGAAAAATGCGACCATAAGAATAATTGCAGCAAAGACAGCGGCATACGAAAAAGAAGGGTTCAAAAAAATAAAAGTTCTGATGGAATTAAAAAACAATGAAAGCGAGGTATAGTTATGGGCGGTTTATTTGGTGGCGGCGATAGTGGTGGTTCTGAGGGAAGGGTTGAACAACACGAAACATTAACTGCTGGACAAAGAGAATTATTGGATGCTTTGACAGGTCAGTTAACACCACAGGTCGGACAGGGCGTTACCCCATTTCAGGCTATCCGTCAAGGTGAGGTTCCGTTTGGCTCGTTACAACAGCAGGCATTAGGTCTTGCCGGTGGTTTCGGCGGCGGTATTAGTTCTGGATTAGATGCTTTTAGTGGATTCGATCCATCACAAGGCCAACGATTCTTGGGACAAGCCGATCAAGCTTTACAGACAGGGCTACAGGGTTTCGATCCTCAGAATATCTTAGATGCACTGGAACCGGGTAGACAGCTTGCTATGAACACGTTCCAACAGGATATTGTACCAGACCTACTTGAAAAGTTTGGCGCAACCAGCGGGCCGTCAGGCTCCTTAAACAAAGCGTTAAGTGAGGCAGGTGCAGACTTGTCATTAGGATTAGGTGCTCAAGCCGGTCAATATCTCGGTCAAGCCGCTTTACAGGCTCCTGGCCAACAGCTACAGGGAGCAAGTTTAGCAAACCAGCTTGCCGGTGCACCCGGTAACTTAGCTCAACAGGGATTAGGATTAGGAAGCGGTGGCTTACAATCGTTACTCGGAATAGGCGGAGTAGAACAAGCCTTGCCAGCAGGTCAGGCACAGGCTGAACAATCGCGATTCTTAGAATCACAAGGTTATTCTAATCCGTGGCTGTCACAATACGGACCATTGGCATTAGGCACACAAGCATTTGAGAATGTAGCTTTCCAGGGATACAGGGAACCGAGTATGTTTGAAAAGATATCACCGTTACTTGGCGGTATAGCCACTGGAGTTGGTGCTTACTACGGAGCAGGAGCGTTAGGGGGACTCGGAGGCGGAGCGGCAGCAGGCGGAGCCGGTTCTACAGCGTCAGGGTTAGGTAATGCACTTAGGTCTTCGCCGTATTTCTCTGATGAACGGATCAAAGAGAATATCAAGCCGATTGATAACGCACTTGACAAACTCAAAAAACTCAAAGGCAATACTTACAATTACATATTCGATAAAACAGGACAACGCAACGGCGGTATTATGGCGCAGGATTTAGAGAAGGTATTGCCCGATGCAGTATTTGAGGTCGAAGGCGTTAAGGTTGTTAGATACGATGCTGTTATGGGACTATTAATCAATGCAGTCAATGAACTGGCTGAGAAAGTGAGTTAATTATGGCAACAGTAGTAGGAGCACCGGCAGGATCAGGAAGCATTGCGCAGAACTACGCTCTGGCAGGCGGCCAATTAGGGGGTGGCATAAGCCAGGGGATAGGAGCGTTTCTTCAGCAACGAAGACAACAGCAACAGCAACAGGCATTGCAACAGTTCTTGCAAGGTCAAGGGGTACAGGGAACAGAGAACCTTCCACCTGAGTTATTACAGCAAATCGCGTTACAAGCCAGACAGCAACAAGGAAGCCAATCATTACAGCAACAGCAGCAACAGGGAGCATTGGCATTGCAGCAAGCGAAACCGATTACCCCGAGTACGCAGATTGCACAGAAAAAATTAAATGCAATAAATCTGTTACAACAAAAAGAAAAGGCAGGAACTATATCACCTGCCGAAAAAGAAATGTTGAACAAATCAGTGTTAGGCGGTGGTGGTATAAATATAGATTTCAGTAAAGGCCAATTGCTTACGGCGGCAACTTCATTGAGAAATGAATTTAATGCAGATCAAAGAGTTAAGGATTTTAGAATCTTAGCACCTAAATTCAAAAATATGCTTTCGTTTTTAGATCAATCACAAAAGACGGGGCAAAAAGGCCCGACAGATATCGCGTTATCTAAGACATTTCAAAAATTAACAGACTTAATGTCATCGGTACGGGAAGGTGAGTACGAAACGACGTTTAGAGGGCAATCTCTTTTACAAAAACTAAGAGGTGGTATTAAGAAACTCACAGAAGGCGGTGAAGGTATTACTCCTGAATTTAGACAGGAACTAACAGATACGGCAAGACTAATGTTTGAAGATGGAAAGTTATTCTTTAATCAGGCTATCGAAGAAAAAGGAACAATAGCAGACGCTTTTAATATTCCACGAAAACAAATCCTCGGCAACATAAAACCCTTTGATATAACTAATACAGAAAAAGAATTTGCTGACATATTTGGTTTGCAACAAACTCAACAGCAGCAGCAGCCAGCGACAGCGACTAATAAGGAAACAGGGCAAAAATTACAATCTTTAGATGGAGGTAAAACATGGCAACCAGTACAGTAAATTTACCTGCTGGCTTTGTTATTGACCGTCAACCGTCACCATCACCGCTACAGTCAAACTTACCTGCCGGCTTTGTTTTAGATAAACAGCCACAACAACAAAATGGATTAGGTGATCAATTCTTATCGTCAAGAGTACCTTTGAAAACAGGTGAGCAAATACCACTGAGCCAACAACCAATAGATAGTCTAATATCACAAATCGGAACTAAGTTACCAAGTCAAGTTGCACCAAAACCATTTAGATTACCTCAAGGCGGCCATGATCCATTAGGTATTTTAGCTACACTAAGAAATAAGCCGGAAGGAATTGGCGACAGGGAAAGACAAAGGAAATTAGCTATTGTCCAGGAATTACAATTTCGTGGATTCACTGAAAAAGATATTGAGGAAAGATTAGACCCTACGTTTTTTCAGCAGTTAAAACAGGATGTAGGTAGAATGGCAGGTGGTACTGTAGGCGGAGTAGGAGGCGCAAAAGGAGGTGCATTAATAGGAACTGCCGTTTCCCCAGGTGTTGGAACATTGATAGGTGGACTGCTCGGAGCGGCCACTGGTGCTGGGTTAGGTGGTTTTGTTGGTGAAGATATACAAAACACAACTGAATTTGTAAAGATTGCAAACAAAGCAAAAAGAGGTGAGAAACTTACATTCAAAGAAAACCAACTTATTAGCAGAACAGAAGAAGAATTAAAATCCGAAAGAAGGGGGGCTGCTATTGGAGAAGGTGTTTCAGAACTCGTTGGAAGGGTTGGTATAGGGTTAGCTGGAAAAGTATTTCGTAGACCATTTGCAGGATCGGTATTGCCGGAAGTAGCTGAGTTTCAAGATATGTTTACAAAAGTTGGCGGTAGATTTAGTCCTGCTCAATTAATTGAGGGCAAATCTGCTAAAAATAACTTAGGTGCTTTTTTTTCTGACTTTGTAGATACCTTAGAGTCAATCGGAGAGAAAGGTTTTGGCGGTCGTGGTATTTTTAAGCGATTTAGAGCATTGAAGCAAACATTGCCTTATGAAAAACTTATTAAGGGCGTAGCTGATGACGTTGTTGGTACTGCTGTAAGAATGACACCAGAACAAAAAGCTGTAACGTTAGCTAACATACTTGGTAATAGGAAAGATGCTTATAAAGGTGTTCGTAATTCTTTATACAGATGGGCAAGAAAAGCTAATAGTGGAAATGATATTTTAGTTTCAATAGATCCTATAGAGAAGTTTATAAAAAATACAAAAAGAAGCCTTACTGGAAAACTTGGTCGATCAGAACTTGGAGAAAGTTTGGTTAAAAAATTTGATGAGATAATCGCACAAGTTAAAACAAGAGGTAGTGTTCGTAATCCATTAACTGGTAAATTTGTTTCTGGTAAACAAATGACCATATTAGAAGCTGAAGATATGTTGATAGGTCTTAATTCTGAGTTAAATGCTCTTGGTAGAGCAGGTGATACTCAAGGGAAAAGAATAGCAACTGTCTTGAAATCTTTAGTAACCAGAGAAGCAAAGAAAGCAGAACACGGATTAGAACCAGAAGTATTTAGACGATTAGGTGTAGCAAAGAAATTTGTAAGAGAAGGACAACCTATATTTGAAGAACAATTTGTAAAAAAATTATTAGATGGTGAAACAGGTTTATTAAAAAATCCTGAAATATTAAATAAAGTATTATTTCCAAATGCCAAACCATCGCAAATTCAACGCGCTAAAGATTTAGTTATAGGAAAAGGAAAATTTGCTACTGGTATAAATAAAAGAAAATGGAACAATATGACAGTTAGTTGGTTAGAAGATACGATTAGGGGATCAACTGATGTAGATGGTTTTTTTAAACCTTCACTTTTTCATTCTAAATTGAAACAAATGGGCGGTAAGATAGGAAGCAAAGGAAATAAAAGTTTAGATGTAATGTTTGGGGACGAGATATCTAAAAGGATTCAGAATATTCCGAAGATAGGTTCGATACTAACAGGTGAAACAGGTGGCGGTGGAAGTTTGGCTATACGGATAGGACAAATAGGAGCAGTTGGAGCTATAGCAAGTGGAAAAGGAGGTATTAAGGCAACTGCATTAGGTATCTTAATTTCACCATCATTACTTGCATTATATATGACGTCAGACGTTGGTATAAAAGCATTGACTACTGGACTAAGAGCAAAACCAGGTTCAGCAGCAGCAGCAGCGGCAGTTACAAGATTGATAGGTATCGCAAATAGATTACAAAAACAAAAGGGTATAGTTAAACAAAAAAAGCAAAGCTCCCAAGAAGCAGCAGCCGAAAGAGGTCGCTTGTTTGCTGAGCAGCAAAGAAAAAGTAACAAAGCACTAAGGGCACGTTAAAATAGGAGTAACAGCATGGCCGAGAAAAAGACAGGTAGCGAGAGGTTGGGTGTGGCAATAAAGTTAGGATTGTGGTTGATCGGAGTGATCTTCGCCGCTGGGATGACGTTGCAAGCTGTAACGTCGCAAGGTAAGAACATCGCGGTCAATGCAAAAGACATCAAAGGAGTAAACGAGAAAGTTAACACTATGCAGCGCGGCCAGGATAAGATCGGCTTTGATATCACAAGTATTAAAGACGATGTGGCTGAGGAAAAGATGGCGAGGACCACGAAGAGAACAGAAGATCGAGAGTTCCAAAAAGAACAGCGTACAATAAATATGAAAATATTAACCGAGTTAAGTAAATGGGAGGCCATTAAAGATGGGCCAAATTAAAAAGAAAGCTAAAGGTAAAGTAAAACATAGTTCTGGTAAGATTAAACCTAAGTCGAAAAAATGACCTGTCGTATAGAACAGGAAAACGATAGACTAAAAGAACGTATTATCTTCCTTGAGAAAATCATTGAGGAGCTTAGGGATAATATACGTCAAATGTTAACTGATATAAAAAAATAAACATTCTCCTCCCTACAGGTTCATGGATGGTTGTAATACCACGGACGGTATGAAATTGGAAACCCGCATCGACGTTAAAATCGGTGCGGGTTTTTTTATTTTGTGAAAAATTTTAAGTGTTTACTGTGACTGAGGTTATAGGTTTGTCTGAAAAAATATTAAAGTTTTTTCTTGACAAAACCGAAGTAGTTATTATTATCAGCAATAATAATTAACTTAAACCGAAAGTTGAAAAATGGAACACTGGACAAATAACATAACAAAAATATCACTTGGGATAATAGATTATGGGGATGAGTTTTCAGTACATGAACGGCATGAGTATATTATTGTTACAATAAATTCTGCCGGAGAAGAAGATACGATTCCTGGATTCTTCACATCGAAAACAGTTGCTAATAAAAGAATTAAGGATATTGCAAAAACTGTAAATAAGAATAATGATTTTATTTGCGAAATAGGCCAGGACAGAACAGTTTCTCCGGAATGCTTCGGTAATGAAAAACAGAAACAACTTGAAAGTAAACTGGCTTACGGGAGGATGAAACGATATGCCATGAATGCCAAAGTGAAACTTAATTTACAACAATCTAATAATTGCCCTGGCGGAGCACATCGCCATGCAGAAAGGTAGAAATTAAAAAATGATCACAGCAGAACAAATATCAAAATCAACAGAGATAGACATCAATGCAGTCAGGTATCGATTGAGTGTGCTTCGTCGTAAAGGTAAGATTAAGTTTAAGAAGTATGAGGCAATGTATCTGTACGCCGAAAGCGTTGCAAAAAAAGTTATGGATTTTAATAAGGGAAGTAAATAAAATGTTCTCCGTCTTACAAATAAAAATGTCAAACTCGCAGGACATAAACGACAGGTTCAATTTCTGGCCTGTAGAAAAGCGATTCCGAGCTTTATTTAAGCATGAACGCTTGATGCAGAGGATTATGGATACGAACCGTCTGAACTGTATGTGTGAGGACTGTAATAGTCTATTTAACAGCCATAGACCGCAGGAATTGGGTTGTAGTGAGTGTGGCGGACATAACTTAGTGAGTGGGTATTATTAATTAGAAAGGGAAATATAATGGAAAAAATAGTAAAAGATAAAATCGCTTATATGGGTTCACAGTATGGTTATACGTTCACCGGTACTTATCTCACAGAGCCAAAAGGCGAAGCACTAATTGAAATTCACAAAAACAATCAACTCGTTAAAGAGTTTTTGTTTCCTGCGTACAAAATATTCAACATTCCTGCACACGCCAAAGATATTGCTGAAGGATTAGATAAGGAAAACGACGAAGGTTTGCGAATAGCAGGTTCCGATGGGTTAGGTGGTAATTCTTATTCAGGATAATTAAAAACAAAATAACATCACCCTCCTCAGCTCTTTGCAGGGCGGAGCATAAATGCCCTGTTTTTTTGAAAAAGTTAACGCAGTTTTATTTATTAAAAAAGGAGAAAAAATGAGCAAATCAAAAACAGTTATGATTGACGAAATTGAATACATCCGCAAGGATAGCGTTTCTAAGAAAGCACAAGAAGTAGAAGGTATGGAATATACTCTAATTAGAACATATTCCGCTGGGGTACATGCTGGCTATCTGAAAGAAAGAAAAGGTAAAGAAGTTACGCTATTAAAAGCGAGACGACTTTGGTACTGGAGTGGATCAGCAACATTGTCCCAATTAGCTATGGAAGGCGTGAAGAATGTATCTAATTGTAAATTTCCACAGGAAGTCATCGAAATAATTCTAACAGAGGCTATTGAAATAATTCCTTGCAGCCAAGAAGCTCAAGATAGTATTGGGAGCGTGCCAATATGGAAAAAATAATAACAAAAGAACAAATGAGAGGCGATGGCTATGGCTCTGGCTATGGCTCTGGCTATGGCTATGGCTCTGGCGATGGCGATGGCTCTGGCTATGGCGATGGCTCTGGCTATGGCTCTGGCTATGGCGATGGCTCTGGCGATGGCGATGGCGATGGCTCTGGCTATGGCTCTGGCTCTGGCTATGGCGATGGCTCTGGCTA